ATAGATCCTGATGGTAAAGAATACTTAGTTGAAACAGAAGTTGCATACGGTGATATGAAAGCACACGTTGACTTATTCGTACCAGAAACTGGTGCTGTTATTGACTGGAAGACTAGCAAGGTTAAAAACCTTTCATACTTCCCATCAAAGCAACAGCGTTGGCAGGTACAAGTCTACGGCTATCTACTATCTAAAAACTTCTATGATGTCAAGACAGTTAACCTGGTAGCTATTGCACGTGATGGTGCTGAGAAGGATATCAAGGTACATACAGAACCTTACGATGAAGCTATTGCGCTAGAAGCTTTTGCGTGGTTGAATGATGTTAAGAATTCTGCAACACTACCTGAACCTGAAAAGGATCAATCATTCTGCAAAGACTATTGCCAGTACTACGATGCAACAGAAGAGATGGGTTGCGGTGGGTTAAAAAAAGAACGTATCATTCTTAGTGAAGTAGTGATAGAGGATGATGAAGTTGACAAGCACGCGTTGCACTACTTACAGTTAGACAGCAAGATCAAAGAGCTAGAGAAGGAACGAGATTCCTTTAAGGCTTCACTCGAAGGCAATACCGGTGTCACCAAAAGTGGTGTCGAGATTAGCTGGACAACAGTTAAAGGTCGTGAGACAGTTGACTCCAAGGAAGTGGAAAAGCTTCTAGGTTTTGTACCGAAGGTTGTCGGTAACGAAACAGTAAGACTCAATATCAAATCAGGAGGAAAGTAAATGGCTGCACCAGATTCAACTAAGTACCAGATTAACTACAAGTTAGCTGACGGTACTCTTATCAACTTATATGCAACAGATGTGAGAGAGCTAGAGAGTGGCCTTGCCGATCTCGGTATGGTTGCATCTCTTATCAAGTCAACAGGTGCTGAACTCGGTGGTGGTAGCGCATTAGCTACAGCCGTTGCAAATGTAGCACAAGTCTTTCCAGGTGCTACACCAGTATCCCCATCAGCTCAGTTTAGTACACCACCAGCTCCAGTAGCACAAGATGGTAGTAAGCAATGCCGTCACGGTGCGATGGTCTGGAAAGAAGGAGTAAGTCAGAAGGGTCCTTGGAAGGCTTGGATGTGTGCTGCTCCAAAGGGTGCGCCAGACAAGTGCGACGCTATCTGGATTCGCTAATTGTATGCGCGGTCCTTGGGAGTATGAAGACCCAAGCTGCGCTTCAGTAGGTGGAGATTTCTGGTTTCCCGAACTAGAGAAGGGTTCAACACACCTTTCTGGAGCAGATGGAAAAAGACTAGAAGGTCAAACAGCTAAGAGCATTTGTAAAAGTTGTATTCATAAACTTGAATGTCAACGATGGGGGCTAGAGCACGAGAGATTTGGGATATGGGGCGGTCTTACTGAAACAGATCGTAACCCTATCCGCAGACGACTCAACATAATTGTAGAGGAGGTGGGCGTTGCTGACTTTGCAACGGGCGTGGGGTACAGTCCTCACGAAAGCCACACCTCTACCTGATGTATGGAAAGGGTTAGCAGACAAACAGATTAAGTTCCGGAGAGGACAAGTCTGTATGGTAGCTGCTGCACCTAACGCCGGTAAGTCTATGTTTGCCTTGGTCTACTCGATCAAAGCATCAGTGCCAACCCTATTCTTTTCAGCTGATACTGATACTACTACTGTGATGATGCGAGCTGCGGCTCATTCATCCGGTCATAACCAGCTAACAGTTGAGCAGAACCTATCTATCGATAGCCACTATTACGATAAGCACTTTGACAAACTGAAGCATATCAAATGGGTCTTTGACTCATCGCCATCACTAGACGATATTGAGCTAGAGATTAAAGCCTACGTAGAACTATACGGTGAGGCACCTGAGTTAATCATTATAGATAACTTGATGAACGTAGCAGCAGAGACAGATAACGAATGGGCTGGACTGCGAGCTATTATGATGGAGCTTCACGATATGGCTCGTAAGACTGAGGCGTGTGTGCTGGTATTGCACCACGTATCAGAACAGTCAGAGTATGGATCACCGACAAGGCCACCTGCACGCCGTGCTATTCACGGCAAGGTGAGCCAATTACCGGCACTCATCCTTACTCTGGGCTACGATCCAGTATCAGCAGAGCTGAATGTAGCTGCTGTGAAGAACCGCTTTGGTCCACACACAGCAGATGCTTCAGACTATACAGGGTTGAATGTTAACTATGGTGCCTGCCAGATATCAGACCGCAACGCATTCGGTGCAATGCTGGCTAGAGATGCAAGGGCTGGCTATACTAGTAGTAACTACATACCACAGCACGATGAATATGGAAATGAGGTAGAGGTCTAGTGGCCAATACAGAGATCCAGTATCTTAAGAATGAAGTCAAGAAGCTTAAGCAGGATATGACTAACTTGCTTATGGTTCTTATTGACTTGAAGATTCTCAAGGTTAAGTTAGATGAGAACGGCAACGCCGTCTATGATATAGGTAAAGATGGCGAGTAAATATGATCGGGTCAAAGGCGCTGTCTTTGAGACCGATGTGATGAAATTCTTACGCGGCATACCGGGTGTCCTGGCGGAACGCCTGACTAAAGCTGGCGCTAAGGATGAAGGAGACCTAGTAGTTATGGTCGCGGGAAAGACCTACATACTAGAGTTAAAGAATAGAAAGGCTTTGAACTTACCAGAGTTCTGGGCCGAGGCTGAAGTTGAGGCGCTTAACTATGCAAAGGCTAGAGGTATTGGGGAAGTGCCTCCGGCTTATGTAATAGTCAAGCGTCGCAACTCCAGTATTGCAAAGGCGTGGGTAATTTGCTCACTCGAACAATGGATTAAGGAGAATAAATAATGCCAACACCACAAGGTGATATCACCAGCACAAGTACCTGGAAAGCAGAACAGCCAGTAGAAGAAGTAACAGAGTCAGTAGAAGAAGAACTACCCGAGGCTGAAGCAGATGATCTGTAACGCTTGCACATACAAGATGCACAAAGAGTGTAAGGGGTGTCCGTGTCAACACAAGACTGGTCCAGGTCACGTAAATCCAAAGTTTTTAAGGGAGACGTTGACGCCAACGAAATCCCAATAGGACCAATCGTTAGCTTCTTCGGTGGAGAAGTAAGAGAAGGCAAGGCGGCATCAGTACGCTGTTGCCTACATAGTGATAGCCGTAGATCGGCTGTCATTAACACGTACGATAACTTGTACTACTGCCATACCTGCGGCAAGGGTGGCAATGCAGCTAACCTTGTTTGCATACTAGAGAACTTGGAGTTTAAGGATGGCCTCAAACGCGCAATCGAAATTGCAGCTGGAAGCGGCGCAGCGATACGCTCAGGAAATAAATCCAGAGGCAATCGTCGCGCTAGCAGAACGTGGGATCTCTGAGCAGGTAGCGGGTAGATTCCAGCTTGGTACTATTACTGACCCTATGAATGGTCACGAGATGTACGAGGGCTGGATATCTATTCCCTACATTACTGCAATGGGTCACTGCGTAGGCTTCAAGTTCCGTAGGTTAGATGATGGTAAGCCTAAGTATGGTTCACCTACTGGGCAGAAGGCACACCTGTATAACGTTACAGATGTACTCCTTACATCACCATATATTGTGGTCTGTGAGGGTGAGCTAGATACTGTTATCACCAGTGGTGTGCTAGGTATACCAGCGGTTGGGGTACCAGGAGTACAAGCTTGGAAGCCACACTTTGCCAAGCTCTTTAATGGTTACGATACTGTCTATGTAGTAGGCGATAACGATATTAAAGAGGACGGATCTAACCCAGGTATGGAGTTTGCTAAGCGCGTGGCTAACGAGATATTGAACTCGACTATTGTTACACTACCACCTGGTATGGATATAAATGATTACTACTTAGCGCACGGCGCTGAGGCAACCAAGACTTTATTAGTGGGCGAGAGAGAGTGAGTAGAGAAGAATGGCTGAGTACCATAATGCTATTGCAAGAGGCTGGGTTCCAGATCATCCGGCAGGATCAGCGAACCGAGACGATAACTCTACGCCCGATAGCGACAAGGTGAATCAGTTTGCCGCAGATATGTGGGAGATACTTGACTCAGCCGGTAACTTACTCCTCAGTAAGCACAAAGATTACGGTCCGACAAACATCAGCTTATCACCAGGTGGTCCACTCAACGGACTGCGTGTGCGTATGCACGACAAGACAGCGCGTATCAACCACCTCATTGACTCAGGTGCAACGCCAGAGAACGAAAGCTTACGCGACTCCTTCATAGACTTACTGAACTATTCAGCTATTGCATTGATGGTACTCGATGGTAAGTGGCCTCGTGATTGACGAGTGCGCTCACGGTTCTTTGGTACTGGATACCACTCCCTGTTACTGCCAACCTCACGGAGTATTACACACTTGGTGTAATGACTGTGGTGCGGTAGAAATAAATGATGAATGGGAAGAACACCGATGACTGAGATAGACCCATTCATAGTAGACCTAGTACCGTCTGTCGCTAAGTCTATTGTCAACCGTTACGGTAAGTGGGTTGATAGAGATGACATAAAGCAAGAGTGTTTACTGTGGGCTATGACCCGATCTGAATGGGTAGCTAGTCAGCTCAATGACCCAGACCCAGAGCAACGCAAACATAATGAACAGAAGTTAGCGTGGCAGATGATGCGTGTAGCTGAACGCTACGCACGCAAGGAGAAGGCAGCACGCTCTGGTTATCAGACAGGTGATGAAGCTTTTTACCAGACTGCAACGCTTGGTAAGTTACTACCGTTTGTCATTGCATCTATCCTTGATGGCACAGTATTAGAGCCAGCACAAGAGATGATACTAGATGGACAACCTAAAGGATCCAGTAGTCCAGCTGAAGGCGGGGCCTTACTTGCTACCTTGATGGATATTAAAAGCAAGTTTGCTGAGTTAAGCCCTGAAGATAAACAGATACTTACACTGCGCTATCACGAGCAGATGACTTTAGCTCAGATAGGTGGAGTGTTACAGTGCCACCCAACCACCGCTGATCGTAGATGCACGCACGCACTGCGTGCTCTCATTGATTTACTAGGTGGCGGGAGTCCTTGGAATTGAAAGAACAAGAACTCTTCGATAAGCTCAAAGAAACTTTATACCCGGACCTTGAGAAATCACCCGGTGTATACGATGCCTTTGACTGTATCAGTGAGAAGGCTGGTCACTACATCGAATTGAAATGTCGCTATACCCATTATGATACGCTACTTATAGAAGAGATGAAGTACAAGAAGCTCATCACACAATCAGCTGAGCGCAACCTCTTACCCTTTTATATTAACAGTACACCGCAGGGAATCTACTCTTTTGATCTGATGGATGTACCTGAACCTGAGTGGGTAACACACCGTATGCCCGCTACCAGTGAGTTCTCTAATCGTTACAAGGTAGACAAGTTAGTAGGTTACCTGCATATAGACGAGGCGGTCAAGCTATGATCTATGAATATGAATGTCCAGCAGATAAAACTGTTGTAACTATTGAGCGTAAGATGAGTGACCCTGAAGTGGTGCCTATCTGTACTACCTGTCACGGTAATCTTACCCGTGTCTGGTCATCGCCTAGTGTGGTCTTTAACGGGCCTGGTTTCTATAGTACGGACAATCCTAAATGACATATCCTAATTGGTTCAAGCAAATAGCTCAGCATAACTTTGAACGCTTTCTCTTACCTGAAGCTGGTAAGCCTGACCTTATGTACCTTCAGCTCGGTGTATTCACCGGTGATGCTAGTGTCTGGTTGTTGGAGAACATACTCACCGGCTCAGGATCTACCCTTATGGATATTGATACTTGGGAGGGTGCAGAGAATGAACCCATTCAAGAGGAGATGGACTTTGACAATGTGTTCTTCACATACCGAGCCAAGACGGATCATTTTCATAACCGGTTGTTCAAACAGATTAGTACCTTTGACTTTCTTTCTAAACATAATTATATAAAAGGATATGACTTCATTTATGTTGATGCTCACCATACATCAGCCTCTGCCTTCTTAGACTGCGAGCTGGCGTGGCCGTTGCTCAAGTCCGGTGGCATACTTGCTATAGATGACTATGAATGGCTACACCCTGACGGGTTAGACATACACGCACCTAAGCTTGGTATACATATGTTCCTTGATCGCCACCCGGACCAGTTCGATACTCTCATAATCAACCAGCAATACTGGCTCCGTAAAAAGTAATAGCCCCCGCAGGAGAAAGAGGTAAAGGCCTGCGAGGGCTTTGCTACTTAGGAGGGCAAGATTATACTAGCACAACCATTACGTGAGTGCAGGGATCGAAGCCCTCATCCCACTCTCGGCGATTCTCTTCGCTCTCCCACTCATACGTTCCATCGTGGGTAGCACAGACTATCGGGCTAACCCAACCCATCTTCTCTCCCAACCATAACCAATATCTAAACATTACTTCTCCATATCTCCACAAGATTTTCGTTGATGTCACAACCCCAGCCTTTGCGGTTGAGTGAGGCAGCAGCTACCACTGTACTACCTGATCCACACATAAGGTCGGCCACTATGTCACCTTCCTTGCTAGTGGTTAAGATGAGCCTAGACAGTAGCTCTTGTGGTATCTGATTAACATAATCCCTTTTATCTTTACTTACATTCTTGCATAGGTTTACCTCTTGCCAATCGTAGAGATGGGTACCTGTCCTACCCCCTTCGATAAGGGCCTTAACCCTCTTATCAGTTGGGTTTTTATAGGGCTGAGTTACCGCATCTATCTGTACATAAGGCTCACCTTTAGATAGCCAGAGCACGGCACGAGAGGCACGCGTAAACCTGTTCTTACTCATACCTATATTAGATGGGTAAACCCAGGTCATCCATTGGTGGAACTTCCAACGTGAATCCATTATCGAGTGATAGTACTGGGCGATGATCTCGGGGTAGTTAATAAGAAAGAATGAGGCACCATCCTTAGCCGAGTCATAAGCTAATTCAAGAAAGTCATAGTGCATATCCGAGTACTCTTGCGGAGTCATACTATCCTTGAACTTGGACTTGTAGTTATACCCAATGTTATACGGTGGGTCTACTATCCAAGTCTGCACCCCTTCAATGGGAAGGTGATAGTCATAACTACCAAGAAGATACTCCTGATTTAATCCGACTATATTACTCATCAGTACCACCCTCGCCGGTCACTGTGTCGTAAAGCACGGCACGCAGATTCTCCGTAGCGGTGGCCAATGTATCGTAGGCCGTGAAGGACTTGTAGTTCAGGTTCTCCACTGCTCTCTCTAAGGAGTTGAGCAATTCCAAAAGCTGAACTAATGGGTCTTCCTTTGGAGTCGCGTGGTCGGGCCAAGTGGTCAAGCCTACTTTCACGGGTCCATAGGGTGACAAGGCACGCAACTTCCTTTCTCGAATATCCGAGAGCGCGACTATATTCTCTAACGATTCTCTCATTCTCTCTCTTCTCCTTCATCGTTGCCTTCGTTCTCTCCGTCATTATCGGGATTGGTATATGCACTGCCTTCGATAGCGTCTTTGTATGATTCAATAGTGATAGGACTACCACTGTTACGATCAATACCAACCCAAGTTTTACCGGTAGTTTCATCGCTTGCTCTCTCCTCCTGTAGATATTCCAGGTATAAATCAGGGTATTCTTGAACTAGGCGAGTCATCGCCCTATCCCTGGCTCTCCTGTAGTTACGGTAGTGAACCGATTGACTTACTCCGACTTGCTTACTCTCGCTCACCACTTATTCCTCTCCATCCAGACGGCAAAGCATACCGCAATTAGCGTAAAGAATAACCACTCCATTACTTGCCCTCGCTCTCACACTCAAAGCAGGTTTCAGATCGGTACTGTTTATAGTCATACTTTCTCTCACAGTTATCGCATCGAATCATCTCTTCATCAAGCCAGAATTCAGGATCAGTACCGTTCAGGTAGGCGTAGCCTTCCGTTACCATATCCAGCCCCCTCTCACCGCGCCTACTAGGGCGGTTACATCTAAGGGTTGGCCTATCAATATGCCCTCTTCCTCTAGCGTATCCCAGCCTGATACGAGCAGGCGAGCACCAGCAGGGGCAGACTTAAACGCCGCCACCGCCTCGCCTGCCTTATCTCCCTCAAAGGTGGTCACTCCCTCGCCGTCAATCACTTCATAGAATATGAAGAGGGCTTCGTGTGTAGGGTGAAAGCTCATTTACTCTCTCCCTCTTGCCCGATACCGGCGCAGGAGAAACACTCAAACCCGCCCACGTAATACTCGATCACCTGCACATCTTTCGCCTTGCACTTGCCACAGTCGTACACTCCTGCATACTCGTACTCCATTACTCTCCCTCTCCTTCTATCGCTAACTCCCTGCATAGTTTGCAGGTATTTTGTCCGTTAATTACTTCCAACACTTCATCACTTAAATCTCCGCACCAAGCACAGTTATAGCTCATTCTCTCCCTCTCCCTTGCATACATCGCATAGACTCTCTATGCAGCAGATACTTTCGACTGAGCACCAGTCGCACCACTCTTTATTTAGATCGCACTTACTCATCGCTCTCTCCCTCTTCCTCTATCCCGAAGATACGCGCCAGCGCATTGTTAGCCTTCTCTAGCGTGGCGATAGCTTCCGCCAGCTCTTGCTCCATAGTTTCTTTCATATTCATTACTTGCCCTCTCCCTCTCTCTTACAATTAAATATATGTGAATACTTACCATTCTTTAACGCTACATAGTAACCGCGAGTAGATTCCCCGCAATTCTTGCAGACTCCCGCGATCACCGGGTTCACTATCACACTCATCGCCATTTCCTTCCTGTTATATCGCTCGCGCACCCTCTACATATATCCTCGTGATAGCTGACAGTAACTAGGGTGAAGGGATTCACCTTAGCCCCGCATCTTGAACACTCTACCTTCTCCACCTTAACGCTCATAACTTGCTCACTTTCTCTATGATCGCCAGAGCCTCGCTCTCGCTCCCTGCATATCCAAAGTAATCAAAAGATCTAACCTTGTATTGATAGCGATATGCCATCCATCCATCGAGGCCGGTGGCCTCTATTGTGTAGCTCATCTCTTGCCCTCTCTCTCTCTTATATTCTCCGGCTAGTTACCGGCCACCGGCCAGGGAATCGCTCCCCTGGCCGATAGTCATTTAACTAGGCTTGACCGTTGATCATATCCATAAGGCTCACGCGCTGAGCTAACCCGGCAGGGCGCTCATATTCCCACTCTCCCGCTGATATGAGGGCGCATAGGTTACGGCGGATAGCCTGGCAGATAGCGTAAGCGTAGCTCTCACGCCATTGATCAGACTCACAAGCTTGATATTCATAACAGGCGAGAGCGCCTAACGCCTGAGCGTAGCTCGCCTGATCGCTGAAGATATTCTTAAAAGGCTCGCTCTCCGTATTGTGCTCGTGATTAGGGTAGCGCGCCCATAAGCTCGCCATATTCTCTAAGCGTAGCTCCTCTTTAATATCTTTACGATCTCCGGCCTTGTAACACACGCTCTCTCCCTCGCCGGGAAAGGATAACTCTCCCCGGGGTGGTAAAGTGCCGGGGGTTACGTATAAAAATAAATCACGATTTCCCCACGTGGAGGCGCTCGCTATTAAATCTAGCGTATCCTCATTAACCATAAATGCACTCATATCTTGCCCTCTTCCTCTAGTGTCTATCAGATAACCGTTTGGCTATCCTCTACCCTATACGGCACTCTACCGTATAAGATAGGGAATCTCCAACTCATCCCGCTAATCAGCTATCGGGTATCCCTCTCGTTATCCATAGGCCGACGATCCCTAGCAATATCATCCCAATCAACACGGCCTCTATCTGCCAATACTCTCGCTTACGCATTTACTCACCATCCTCTCCACAGTCACACAAGGGACCGCACGTATAGCATATATACGCCCCTGTAAAGTGGCCGGAGTATCCATATCGGCCAAACTCATCGACATATCGGCGCTCATCGTTAAGGATCACCCTCTCACCATTACCGGCCACCTTCTCTAAATCGGCGTGATAAGCCTCTAACTCCTCAGCGTAATTCTCCATCTCTAGCCCTCTCTTATCACTCTTGTATCGGTTGATATCGATTCCCAACACTCAGGGTGTGCATATCCTTTTAGACCGCTAACCCTCACCCGATAGGTGATCGCGGTGGCCTTTGCTACTCTCTTATCGCATATCCCGCACATATTAGCCCTTCACGTCATAGTTGAAAGTAATACAGTGATCCTCATATCGCTCCCACGCCTCATCTAGTCGGGGTTTCATAAATTCATATCCGCGAAAGATACTCGCCAACTTATCCATCGTGGCCTCGTTAATACCGCCATCTGTGAGCGCCTCAGCGATCACGGCGCGTACCTCTTGCACATCCTTATCGATGGCCTTCTGCATTAGCTGATAGCTGAGCAATAGTTGCTTATTCTGTATCTTGCCATCCTTATATTGTGTTGCCATTACTTTAGCCCTCTCTCTTGCCGGTGGCCGTGCCTTACGGCCTACCTTGTGCCCCGCCGTGTCGTGATCACGGACGCCGTCTAGGACGGGGCGATTGGTGAGCTAGTCAGCCTTAATGCTCTCCCTTATCGTAATTTGGTCACGGTCAATATATAGCCCGAATACCTCTGCTAGCTGTGTGTGTACGATAGTTATGCACTCCTCGTCGCTAATACTCTTAGACATATTGGTTAATACGCTGTTAATTTGGTAATACACATCGCGGTAATTGCTAGACATTATTCGCCTTCCTTTACGGTTGATAGGTGGGCCTTGCACTGTTCATTTTGACAATAGCGGATACCGCTCACCGATTGGCCGGCGATGTATCCGCACTCCTGGCACCTTATGAATCTGCCCATATCCTTGCCCTTCTAGTTATTCGAACATCTGTTCGATGTCCGCGATCGGGGCGGTTTCCCCGTTCACATAGAGGACTATACCGTATAGCGACGCACGGTCAAGCATATTTTGATAACGATTTGATAACTTTTTGCTGAGAGTTAGCTGAGAATTAAATAGCGATATGTCGACAATTAAAAGTGGTTGAACTTTCAACTATCTTGCTATGTTACTGGTCAGTAGGTTACTCACCGGTAAGTTACTCATCGGTAACATTACTGTTCGGTAGGTTACTCGCGGGTAGGTTACTGGCCGGGTCGCTCCGGTAACTTACTAGCGGGTAACTTACTTACCGGTAATTATCAATCGCCGGAAAATATTATTATGTAAAGTAGTGCGGCGGGGTTATCCGGTTGCTCATCCTTATCAGGATCAAGGGGCTTAGGAGAGCGCCGGGGATAGAGTCAGCCCCTGCCGATTTTCTAACCAAAGTTATCCACAACCTTATCCACACCCTGTGGAAAGATCGCCTAGCCTGTGGATAAGTTATCAACAAGGGGCCGGGGGTAGGGGTCAAGGCCAGGGCAGGGGCTAGCTCACCCCCCGTTTTAAGTTTTGGGTTCAGATGTATATATACTCCCCAGAAAAATATATTTGCTAAAGTCGAATGTAGCCCTGAGCAGGACTTTTGCCGTGATCAAGTACGCTGTGTCACGAATCACATTAGAAAAACGCAAAATGGGTATAAATATTGCGTCTTATATATAGTAGGGGAGGAAAGTACGAGTAGTAGTTTCCGATACTGTGGTTGGCCTCTGGCGAGGCCCCCTAGGCCGAGCACCAACTTACCCCTCATTTCGCTGTGGCTCATTCGGGCGCTAAGCCCGATAAGGCCTAACGGCCTACTGTAAGTGGGATAGATCTATTTACATCTAAATCCCAGTATATGAGATATACTCAACCTAGTATAAAAATCAAAATCCGATTTCGGGCCGCCTAACGAATCAAAGATTCGTGGTCAGACAACACCTTGTCTAATTCGCGGCGTACTAGTAGGAGTTAATAATGGCAGAGAATTCAGCAGACATCGCCAAGCGAGTGATCCTCGTCGCTGTCGCAGATGGTATGACTATCGAGGCGGCTTGCGCCTCAGCTGGCAAATCCGGCAAGACTTACGAGTACTACCGTAGAACCGATAAGCCTTTTGCAGATAAGATAGATCGTACTAGACTAGGATTAAAGTCTAAGAACTTTGCAGAAGTCGATGCACACGATATCACTTACGCCGATTTCTGCGAACGTTATATGAACCACAAAATCTTTCCACACCAGCAGAACCTAGTTGATGTGATCGAGGGAAACAAGCCTTCTTGGTTACATCCCAGTATGAAGTTTGAGCCGGGCCTCAATAGCAACCGTATCCTTATTAACATTCCTCCGAACCACGCCAAGTCGATGTCGATTACGGTTGAGTATGTGACTATGAAGGTGGCTCAGAATCCAAACTTTCGAGTACTGATAGTTTCTCAGACTCAGCAACTTGCGGCAGACTTTCTCTATGCTATCAAGCAGAGACTGACCCATCCCCAGTACGAGGCATTCCAGCAGGCTTACGCCGCCGGTGTCGGCTTTAATAGTAAGTCAGCTTCGTGGCAGGCAACCCGCGTCACCTTCGGTGATGAACTCCGTGAGTCCTCTGAAAAGGACCCGAATATTGAAGCTGTCGGTATCGGCGGTCAAATTTACGGCAAGCGTGCAGATATGATTATCGTCGATGACGCTGTTACCTTAAAGAATGCCAACGAGTTTGAGAAGCAGATACGTTGGTTAACCCAGGATGTGCGTTCTCGTCTTAACCCTACTGGTAAATTGATTGTTATTGGAACGCGTGTAGCCTCCGTTGACCTCTATCGTGAGCTTCGCTCCGAAGACCGCTACCCAGGAGGTTTAGTACCTTGGACATATCTGGCTATGCCAGCCCTTCTTGAAGCTGATGAAGACCCAGATAAGTGGGTCACACTGTGGCCGAAGTCAGATATGCCCTTTGATGGACAAGGCGAAGCAGATCAAGACGAGAATGGTTTATATCCTCGTTGGTCTGGTCGTAACTTGTATAACGAACGCCAGGCGATGGATACATCTACCTGGGCTTTGGTCTATCAGCAACAGGATATCTCAGAGAATGCAGCATTTGACCCAGTATGTGTCAAGGGTGCTATAGATGGAATGCGTAGAGCTGGCCGTTTAGAGCCAGGCTACCCAGGCCATCCCAAGGATTTATCAGGCTTTAGCATTATCTGTGGTATGGACCCGGCCATTGTCGGTGATACCGCAGCTATCGCTTACGCTGTAGATCGTAATAGTAATAAGAGATTCATCCTTGACGCTATTAAGATTACATCTCCGTCACCGCAACAGATTCGTGACATTATTATTAACTGGACTCAGCTCTACTCACCTAGTGAGTGGATTATTGAAAAGAATGCTTTCCAGGCATTCCTTACTCAAGATGAAGGTATCAAGCAATTTCTTTCAAGTCGTGGCGTGTTACTTAAAGAGCACCATACCGGCGGTAATAAGTGGGATGCAGGTTTCGGTGTTGCTTCTATGTCCACCCTTTTCGGGACTAAACAAGCAGACGGTAAGCACCACCGAGATAATTTAATACATCTACCTAGTGATCAGACAGAGAACGTTAAGGCGTTAATCGAACAGTTGATTACTTGGACGCCAACTACTAAGGGCAAGACTGACTTAGTAATGGCGCTGTGGTTCTGCGAGATTCGAGCACGCGAGATGCTCAACTTCGGCCAGTACGCAAACCACCACCTCAAGAATCCGTTCCTATCACGTCGTGAGACTGGTAAGAGGATAGTAGTTAACATTGACCAGCTGCTCGCTGAGCAGAATAAAACGTTCGTCTAAGGAGATAACAATGCCAGCACCATTAGTAGGAGCAGCTGTAGCAGCTGCAGCACGCCTTGCAGCAAAGAAGCTTGGTCAAGAAGCAGCTAAGAAAACCGCTAAAAAGGTAGCTTCAAAAGCAACAGACAAGATTGCAAAGAACTCTGTAAAGACTGTTCCATCAGACAATATTCTTCGTGCTCGTAAAAACTTAGAATCTACCGTTAATACTATTGCAGCTAAATCAGGTGGTCTTGCAAAACGTGATGCTAGTTTTGTTAAAACCAAAAAAATGGGAACAATCAAAGTTAACTCAGCTCCAGCAAAGTCAGCAGATGCGGCAAAGAAGTCAGCAGATGCAAAAGCTCTTAAGGCTGCCAACAAAAAGAAGAAGTAGGGATACCCAATAGTGCTATCAGTTAAAGAGATTGACGCCAAGCTAGGGCGCTTGCGTCAGCGTTACGCACCACGCGATCAGCGTATGCGCGACGTGCTTTCTGTGCGTCAGGGTGACTTGTCTAAAGTTTTCCCATCAATGTTCTCAGAGGACTATCCAAAGCCTCTCGTAGCTAACTTCATTGATGTCGCAGCTCGTGACTTGGCAGAAGCGGCAGCACCTATGCCGTCCTTTAACTGTTCAGCATCTAATATGGTTTCCGATGCAGCTCGTAAAGCAGCTGATACTCGTACACGTATTGCTAATTATTATGTACAATTTTCAGACTTGCCTTTGCAGAACTACCAGAATGCTGATTGGTATAACACCTACGGTATGTCTATCGGTATGGTCGAGATGGATTACGACAGCAACAACCCACGTATCCGCCTCGTAGATCCTACAGGTGCTTATCCTGAGCTAGACCGTTTTGGTCGTACCTTATCTTTGACCCAGGTTATTATCTCTGACGCTGACACTATCGCTTCACAGTTCCCTGAATTTGCTGACCAAATCCTTAAGAAAAATAACTTCCAACCAGGTTCTCCTTATATGCAGATGGTTCGTTACCACGATGCAGAGCAAGACCTTATCTACCTACCAGACCGTCAGAACCTTGTGCTCTCGCGTGTACCTAACCCAGTAGGTAAGTGTTTAGCACGTGTTCGTATTCGTCCATCTTTAGATAGCCAAGCACGTGGACAGTTTGATGATGTATTAGCAGTACAGCTTGCTCGTGCTCGTTTTGCTATCTTGCAGATTCAAGCAGCTGAGAAGTCTATCCAAGCACCTATTGCTATTCCACAAGATGTACAAGAATTGGCATTGGGACCAGACGCAATTATGCGATCATCTCAGCCACAGAATATCCGTCGTGTAGGACTTGACCTACCACCAGGAGTCTTTGCAGAGTCAGGTGTATTAGAGCGTGAACTTCGTATGGGTTCTCGTTATCCTGAATCACGCAGTGGCCAGATTGACGCAAGCATCGTTACAGGTCGTGGAGTACAAGCTCTACAGGCTGGCTTTGATACACAGATTAAGGCAGCACAAGCACAGTTCGCACGCCTCTTTGAAGAACTCGTTGCGCTATGCTTTGAAGTAGACGAGAAAATATTCGGTTCCGTCCAGAAGGTTATCAAGGGAACAGATGATGGAACCCCATATACACTTAAGTACGTACCTTCCCGCGACATCAAGGGCGAGTATGGCGTCGACGTCCGTTACGGCATTATGTCTGGTATGGATCCTAACCGCGCTGTTATTGCTCTTCTTCAAATGCGTAGCGATAAGCTGGTATCTAGGGATTATGTGCGTCGTGAGCTTCCAGTAGAGATTAACATTACTCAAGAAGAACAGCGTGTAGATATTGAAGAGCTACGTGACTCACTGCGTATCGCAGTAGCACAGACAGCTCAGGCTATACCAGCACTTGTAGCACAAGGTCAAGACCCAACTAAGTTGGCAAATGATATTGCGTCTATCATCGCTGGTCGCCAAAGAGGTATGTCTTTAGAAAGTATCGTACAGAAGGTGTTTACACCACCTCCGCCACCAGAGCCAGAGATGATGGTACCTGGTATGGCACCTCAGTCTCCAGAAGCAGGTATGGCTCCCGCCTCTGCCTCGCAGCCAAGTATGGAACAACCTGGCGGTGCAGCCCCTGCTTCTGGTCAACGTCCAGATATAGCTCAACTACTAGCCGGTATTACCGGCGCAGCATAACCGAAGGAGGTGCAAAAATGAAAAAGGGAACACACGAGAAGGCTCCAGTACAACCAGTCAAGGTTGATACTAAAGCAGGATCTGTTAAAGGTGGCGACGTAAAGTTCGGTTACGCTGCTCCAGCTCGTAAAGGCAAGAAGGCTTAATAACTGAAAGGTGTCCAGGACGATGGAAGACAATAAAGTACGTCGTCCTGTACGCCGTTCAGATTTTATAGTTGTATTTGCTGAGTTTGCATTTAACTTAGCGCAGACAGTAACAGCGTTTTTAGAATCACTATATGAATTAAGTATCTATAATTCAAACCGTATAACAGAAGAAGCAAAAGCGTGGCAAACAATGTCACAAGACTTAGAGAATTTA